TAACGCTGTTGCCGAGCCTGTACACTAACAGCAACACGTTCTACTCGGCGACGATTACACCGGGCACGGTAACGCTGCTGCCGAGCTTATACGAAAACACGAACGTCTTCTACTCGCCAACTGTTAACCGGGGAACGATTGCACTTTTCCCGTCGATATATAACAACAGCAATAGTTTCTTTAGTTCTACTATTTCGTTGGGGCCTGCAACGATTGCCCCATCTCTGTATGATAATATAAATACGTTTTATAGCGTATCGGTTAATGCAAAATCAACTTTGCTTCCTGTGATCTTCAATAACGTCAATGCATTCTACTCACCAATTGTCACTCAAAAAGGCGGGCAGCAATTCCTGCTTCCTGATCTATTTACCAATACAAACACATTTTACAGTCCAAAAGTTACTCAGAGCGCAGATGTTCTAGTTGGCGGAGGCGGTGGCGAAGATAGCTATAGCAGCAAAACCCCAAACCCAAGAGGCCGAGTAAAGGGAATTGGCTTTGCTAATGAGCGCGCTCAGCATGAGGCTGCACTTCTCGCTCGATTTGAGAAAACGTCTAATACGCTCAGCGACAGCAAACTTTTGTCGGCCCGCCAGACGGCGAAAAAGCTAAACGCTTACATAAGCGACAAGGGAACGGCTGAGGCGCTGCAAAAGCAACTCGACAAGCTACAGGCTCAATTGAGTGTAAAGTTATCTAATGATGACAATCAAAATCAACTGAATGCTGATCTACAGGCTGCGGCAGATGAGGTTCAGGAATTCATTAGAGATGAGCAAGATGCAATTGATCTGTTCACTTTCAATGATGAAAAGGAAAACGAACTTTTGCTAATGTTTGCTGGATTTTAACATCATTGCGTGTTTTGCAAAAATATGTGATGATAAAGCCAAGCGGTTCCACCCACCGCACAATTTGGGTGAGTTGACGGGGTAACATATGAAAACGGCAGAACTGGAGAACGACGACACTCTCGAAGCTATCGAAATCAACACCGACGTTAATGACGCAGACGATGATGAGACCAATGCCATCTCGGAGGCTGAAGACAACGATGAAGATGATAATGAAGAAGTCGTCATTTCCATTGGTGAGGAAGCGCCGCCTCAGGAGGAAGAAGCCCGCGCACCTGAATGGGTTCGTGAGTTGCGTAAATCTAACCGGGAAAAAGAACGTAAGATCCGTGAACTTGAAGCTAAGCTAAATGCCAACGAGTCTGAACCTAAGCCGGTCACTCTGGGCAAGAAGCCAACGCTTGAAGATTGCGATTACGATTCTGATGAGTTCGAAGTTAAGCTTGCTGAATGGTATGAGCAGAAACGCGAATACGATGCAGCCGAAGCCAATGCAGCAGCCCAGCGAGATGCTGAAGCTAAAGCGTGGCAGGACAAGCTAGATTCCTACGCGAAGGCGAAAGCCTCGCTCAAGGTGCGCGATTATGAGGATGCAGAAGCATTTGCTCTGGATACCTTCAACGTCACGCAGCAGGGAATTGTACTTCAAGGCTCAGACAATCCCGCGCTGATTATCTACGCACTCGGAAAGAACACAAAGCGTGCGAAGGAACTAGCCTCTATCAATGACCCCGTGAAGTTCGCCTTTGCGGTAGCTAAACTGGAGACTCAGTTGAAGGTAACGAATCGCAAGGCGGCAGCATCGCCTGAACGCACGATCACCAGTGGTGGTGGCCGTCTTTCAGGTTCTGTAGACTCAACCCTTGATCGCTTGCGTGAAGAGGCTCTCAAGACTGGAGATATGTCGAAGGTCATGGCCTACAAGCGCAGCAAGAAGAAATAATTTGGAGTTAAGACAATGGCTAATGCTTTTTCCAAGGAAGAAATTGTCGCTTTTGAGGATATCCTTGAAGGCTTCAATGATGCGCTGATCCTCAGCAAGAACATCACCATCTACAACACCAACGGCGTGACGATGGAACGCGCTCGTGACACCATCTGGCGTCCGCAGCCGTACATCGCTCAGTCGTTCGACCGTACCATCGGCACCTCGATTGCTGGTGATGTGTCGAACATGACGCAGCTTTCGGTTCCGTCGACTCTCGGCTTCAGCAAGTGTTCTGCTTGGCAGATGAACGCGCTGGAACTGCGTGACGCGCTTCAGGAAGGTCGCCTCGGTGACTCGGCTAAGCAGAAGCTGGCTTCGGACATTAACCTGTCGGTTATGGATCTGGCTGCTGCTCAGGGCACGCTTGTTGTTCCGGTCTCGACCGCTGCTGGCACCTATGATGATGTTGCTCTGTGCGACAGCATCATGAACGAACAGGGTGTCATGGCAGAAGATCGCTACCTCGCTCTGTCGAGCCGCGACTACAACGGCATGGCTGGCAACCTTGCTGTGGCGACCCGTTCGTTCACCGGCAACAAGTCGGCTAACGCTTATGAGCGCTCGTATGTCGGCCCGGTGGCTGGCTTCGAGACCTATAAGCTAGACTATGCGAACCGTTGCGCTGCTAATGCTGCGACTCCGACGATCGCCACCAACGGCGCTCAGGTTCGCTACGTTCCGCAGGCGACCACCACCAGCACTGGCGGTGTTCTCAACGTGGACAACCGCTATCAGACTGTCACGGTCTCCTCGACCACTGGCGTGACTGCTGGCGACTCGTTCACCATCGACGGCATCGAAGCGGTCCACCACATCACCAAGCGTAGCACGGGAGAACTTAAGACGTTCCGTGTTATCTCGGTTGATAGCGGCACGACCATGACGATCTCGCCGCCGATCATCGGTGCCAACTCGTCGCCCACTGATGCTGAACTTCAGTATCAGAACGTCGATGTGGTTTCGACTTCGGCCACTGCGTCGATCAACTTCCTGAACATCGCTGCGTCGAACATCAACCCGTTCTGGCGCAAGGACTCGATCGAACTGCTTCCGGGCCGTTACGCTGTGCCGGATGGCGCTGGCGTGGACGTTCTGCGCGCTTCGACCGATCAGGGCATCGAGCTGGTCATGACCAAGAAGTTTGATCCGCTTACCTTCCAGACGCTTTACACTCTGGACACGCTGTACGGCGTTGTGATGACCAACCCTGAAATGGCTGGCATCCTGCTGTTCAACCAGAACTAAGCACAGGGGGCGGGGGTTAGCACTGCTGGGAGTTCCCGGTGGTTACTTGCAAGGCTAACCCCCAACCTCCAACCAAGGAATAAACGATGGCAAAGAAACCGACTAAAGCCGCCGCCAAGATCGCCAAAGTCATGGGTGAGTATAAGGCTGGTAAGCTACACGCTGGTGTGAACCCCAAGGGACCGAAGAAGGCTCCCAAGGCCACTAGCCGCAAGCAGGCTATTGCCATTGCTCTCAGCGAAGCCGGTGTGGCTCGCAAGGGGAAGAAAAAGTGACCGACTTTCCAACCATCATGTATCGTGTTCCCGGTCCGCATAAGAAGCCGCGTGGTGGCACCTATGCGTATCGTGGCGCTGACGATCAGGAAGCATTCGACGCACTGCTCGCTAAGGGCTGGTTCCCGTCCTATGAGGAAGCCGTCGCTGGCAAGGTTGCTGGCAAGGCTCCCAAGGCTGCGGATCCCGTTGAAGAAACGATTGACGATGAATCCGCTCCGACCCGCACTGAACTGGAAGCCAAGGCGAAGGAACTTGGCATCTCGTTTAATGCGCGAACTTCTGATAAGAAGCTAAGCGAGCGCATTGCTGAGGTTCTGGAGGGCTAATTGTGGGATATACCAAGCGACAATTCGTAACAGCAGCCTTTGAGGAAATCGGGCTTGCTGACTACGTGTTCGATCTTCAGCCTGAACAGCTTGAAGGCGCGCTTCGTCGCTTGGATGCCATGATGATGGAATGGAACGCCTCTGGCATTCGCCTTGGCTATCCCATCGCCAGCAGCCCGCAGAGCGCCGATCTCGACACTGAGACCTTTACACCTGACAGTGCGTGGGAAGCGGTGATTACCAATCTCGCCATTCGCATTGCTCCGGGGTTTGGCAAGACCGTCTCACCAGACACCAAGATGATCGCCAAGAACGCGCTCAACACGCTCATGCAGCGCGCTACGTTCCCGCTTGAGAAGCAGTTGCCTGATACGATGCCGATTGGTCAGGGCAACAAGCCTTGGCGTTGGGATAACCCCTATGCCCAGCCTCCGATTGATCCTGTTGATGCTGGGCCTGATGG